CACTCCTACCGGCCTCGTTGACCACGGAGTCGGAAGAACCGGGGCCTGCTGGTCAACTTCGGGATGCGGCGTTGACGCTCTATCTCCTCCTTCGCGTTCCCGCGCATCGCGATAAAGTCGACCACCCGTGCCGATCTTTGGGCTGTCGCCGTTGATTTTGCTTTTGATGTCGGTCACCTTGTCCACCACGATGTTCCCTCGCCGTCTTTGCTAGTTGACGAATTAGGAGGTTTTATGTCCTTAAACATTTGACCGCCCTCCTGGTCCCAATCTCTGATCGTGTCCTCATCCGGCCACGAATGAATCATCGGACCACTATGCGGCTGCCGTTCCAGCCAGATAGCCGCAACGCACGCAATGAGCGGAGAAACGTCTACCAAACTGTTACGTCTATCAAAAACGAATCCCTCGCCAACGCTGCGCGACACGCCGGAAGCGGCCGCACGGTCTAAAACAGGGGCTGGGCGATGGAAAATCTTATGCTCAATAATTTGGTCGTAAAAAAATCCGGTAGTGCCGGCGACTTCAACGCCCGGACCCCACTCCACCACGGGAATTCCGGCTCGCTGAAGATCGTCAATCATCCCGCTGACAGGCGAACCGGTCTTCTGCACAGCAATACCAGCCAGCCATGTATTCTTCCGCTCCTGTAGCCACGGAATAATCCACTCCGTTCCCCTCGCAGCCTGGACAACCTCAATATGAAGATCACCGTCAGCTCTACGAGCCGCAATAGCAACATAACTACGAGAACGGTCATAATTAACGTCCAGGCCGGCATAAAACTTAACAACATCATCAGCAGGACGGCTATTCTTATCGGTCGTATAAGCCCAATGCTCGGCCGGAATAATACCCGGCTTCAACGCATCCACCCACTGGCAATTTTGAGTCGGGATAAGGTCCCGGCCTGCAAGCCAGAGGCTGTCAGGGGAATTCACTGTAATGCAGCGCGTCGGGCGACTCGATACGGGCGAGATCGATCGGATGCTAACTGTTGTCCGCTCTCTTGCCCGCGAAGGACGATTGTTGATCCTGGCCAGTTTGCGTTGCAAACGGAACGGCGACGGCTCTTCAGCGTCATGCGTCCAACCAACGTAGTACGCGGCACCACAAACCTTGTCGCCGAACTTAGACACTCCCTCACAAAGCGTGGCACGCCATCCCAATGATCTCGCGAGGTAAAGAACCTGCTCAGCCATCTCTTTATTGGTTGAGCAGTAGCGCACACGGCTATTTGCATCAATTGAGCCGTCTGTATCGCACAACCCTTGAATCAAGGCCAGTCGCTGTTCCGTACCGGCGCGCAGGTATATGTCGGGAATTCTTTTATCCGCCCAAATGCCCAAGTCGCGGCATCGGGCGGGGAACCCGTTCCGCGACTTTCGGGGTGTAATCCGAAAATTTATTCTCCGTGCGGTGCCAGTATTGCGCGTCGAGGTGACATTTACGCCAAGATGGCGCGTTAATTCGTCGGCATCGGACTCAATACACGTAATCTCCGCCTTGCCCGTAGTTCCATCTCCCAACCAGGCACCCAGTAAATACGGATCTATGGGCAGTTTCAGTGGCTTGGAGACGATTGCGTGTTGGCGCGGAAGTCGATACGCAAATTTGCCACCCGAGTTGTTTCTACCGGTTCCTCGCAGTACAAGATCTGCGGTGGTCAGTGTTTCCCATCCACGATTACTACGTCGGTCATTAACCATCCAACGATGGTCGGAATCGGCGACCAGCTTACGTCCGTCAGTGGTCACGACCTCGTAGCATTGTCGATCGTTGAAAACCTCAGTCGTGTGTATAACATCAATCGGGTGTCCATCGGGGTGGTAGACCTGATCGCCAACGTCGATATCGCCCATCGTTGTCCAGCCGCTCGGCGTGAGTATAGGAGTGGCGATATCCAGTGCGAGATGCTCGGTCTGAAATCCTGGCAAATTTCTATACTGCTGAGCCTCAAACATCGAACGCAAATCAGAAAGTTTGAAATTATTCAAATGCCCTAAAGCCGGGTTAGCCAAATACCAATAAGACTCATCGCGCGGATCAACATCATCGGGGACTGACCATTCAAATAAACCAGTCCTGGTATCGGAAGTATCGGCGGAAGTTATCTTCCGGATCGCGGCATCCCGCAAATCGCGTAAAACAATACTCCGCGCGTCACCCGCATTAGATGTACAAACAACCTGAGAAAACGGCCTGACCAGCGTTGTCGGAGCGATGGCATCCCAAGCATCGGTGGTCGTGTGTTCACGCAGCTCATCCAACATCGCAATATCGACAGACAAAGAACGGCCACCCTTTCGAGAAGCTGTCGCGGCTCGCCAATAACGTCGATTTGTAAGAATCGCACGGTGATTTCCGTTCGTAACCCTATGATTAATCAGTTCTTTAGCTAACAAAGGGTTGTCTCTAATCTCGTCAACGACGTCTTTGAGTACCCCTTCGGCATATTGCAGGTTCTGTGCGGCGATCAATGCGAGTCGGGCACCCGGAGTTATTTTGTTGGCGTTTCCTTTGTTGCTGACGAAAAGTCTCCACAGGCCGAGTTGGCGTAGCCAAGTGGTTTTTCCTTGCTGCCGACTGACTAAAACAACAAGAATTTTAAAGCGGAAACCCCCATCTTCATCGTCTTTCTCGAGGGCGTGAATGTTTAGCCATTTCTGGTAAGGCAGCAGCTTCCATTTGAGTACGCTTTCGGAAAATGCGTTACAGTAAAATCCCCATGACGTTAAAGGGTTAAGTCCACAGCCGCACGGGCATTCTTCTGGTTTGCCAAATATGCCTTCGGCTGGACCCGTGCAGTGGCTTTCCAGGGGCGGAGTGTAGACGCGAGGAACCATCGCCCCGTATTGTGGATCTGCTTTAGATTCTACTGCTGTAGTCATTCATTTATTCCCGAATTTGGGCGCTCAAATTCTTGGCAGCCACAACCAATTGACCAAGTTGTCAAGTCTACAAGAAGTATAACGCAGATACCGTACTCGTTATGTAACACTAATTCGTGACCGCACAGGCAAATCACCCTGCATCAGCATCTTCATCGTCAGAACTTCGTCGGCGGTGCTGCAGTCTGAATCGCGTCAGTTCGTCGACATTAGCCGGGTTTTCGTCAAGCAGTTCGTCGGCCAAGGGCGGCATGGCTGCTGGTTGTTCGCTAAAGTCGTAGAGTCGTGCCTGCTGCTCCATGAGCCGACGGGCGACCTCGACCGCCTTCAGGTCTTGTTGCATAACTTTTGGCCACACGGCTTTAAGCAAGGTCTCGAGTCGGGCCGTATAGATTGATAGCGCTTCAGTGGTGAGAAGCTGCTGGTGCCGCGCGGCGTTTTCCAACTCGGCCTTGATGATCTGGTGGACGCGCTGTCCGGTCAATCCGACTGATCTGCCGATTTCGCGTTCTGAATGCCCTGCGAGAAACCGCGCGAATATTAGATAATTTCGTTGTTCGCGATCTTCTTTTGTTTCCGGCGGTGCTTTAACGCCGGGTTGAGGTCCGGGTTTCTTGCGTGGCTGGTCATCATCGTCATCGTCCATACCGGTAATGATCCCAATTAGTGCGGAAGATCTTCCGATTTATCGTTCCGGCGTGTCTGGTATTTATTACTGATACCAGCGTTTTTTCCAGTCCGAACCGGACGGCGGGGTGTTTTTTCCTGGTTCGGTGAAGAAAAGTTTATGGTGAACCGGATCGGTTTCATTCGCTCCGAAACGGCTACGCCAGTCAACTCCTTTTTCGCGACCTTCGTTTCGTATCTTAATCAACTCCCGCATGAGATCGGGGTTTCCGTTAGCCACCTCGTAGGGGCGAACGATATCAGCGTTCCGTCTGCTGTCTCGATGCCATTCTGGCGTATCGGCGACGCGCAGGCGCTCGTTGTGTTCAACTGAATAAGCTATTCCAGCTATTCTGCGGAAAGTCGAGAGTGTTGTCGCAACCATGTGAAAAGCGCGGTCTTCGTGGCCCCAGCCCTCAAACTCTTCGGGCTGGCCACCGATTCTCCAGTATTCTTCTACGGTACAGACCATCACTCCGCCGAGTCCGCCCGCATATTCGACCAAGGTCCGCGCCTTGGGAAACTCGTTGAAGGGCCTATCGGCGTACTCTGCCGGGATCAAACGCCACACTTTATGCGGCCACGTTATTCCTACGGGATTTTCGACAGCGATCTTGACGCTTTCGGTTGGCGGTATTGTGTCTGCATCGCAGAACACCACGACATCGGTATCTGCTTGTCGGCAGGCATTATTACGGGCCTGGGACAGGTTAAATATTTTTGTATCGCTATCAGACTCGATAACGGGCCAATCCGGAAAGTTCTCTTCCCAGTATCTACGCACGGCGTCGTGCGGTTTTAGCCTCGTCGGAGAAGGACGCCAGGGAATACACACTGTAGCTTTAGTCAAGATCGAGTTCTTTCTTTCCCGCAGTGAACGCAGCGTGTTGACCGCGGAGTAATTTCATGCGGACAGCCATCTGCTTCATCTTCATCATGATAGCGGCCGGCATACTCGACACAGCCGCACCGACGTTCTCCGGTGAAGTGTTGAATATCTTCTTTCCAACCCGTCAAAATAATTACTTGACACGAGCCGGAGTCGTCATCGTGCTGATCAGCAGTGTGACCGCACTGGGAACACCTCATAAGAGTTTATCGAGCAATATGGCCGAGGAAAAAACCGCAAAAAATAAAACGGCAGTTCCGGAAATCGCCTGGAAAATTACGGCCGACATCTCTTTCACGGAGATATCGACGACCAGCTCCTCGGCTTCCATAATTTAATTGTTGTGTAGCTTATCCGGTATGCTTAGACGGCACGCCGAAGCCTAATCTAACCCGACCCCGTTCCACATTGATTCCTTGTACAGAATCTCGCCGATAACATCGCGCGGATCACCGGTTTTATTGATTATTGACAATGCGTGGGCCATGCCAGACATATACCCCGCACAGAAAAATCCGCGAGAATTGGCATCGAAGTCATCGGCCAGTACAAGTTTATCGATGAAATTACTTAAAGCTTCAGGATCTTCTGAAGGATTTTTGGAACCGTCCGATATAACTTCGTTGATTTTCAATTCGCGCCTTTCTCTTCCTTTGGTGCTGACCAAACCGGGCAATGCCCTAATTGAACTGTCCCGGTATACCAGCAAGATGGCTGACTAAAATTCCACGCCTTTCGGCCCGTATACTTATCGCCTCTCCACGGCCGTCCAATCGAATCAACATCCGCGTGATCAACAAGGCTCGGCTGGGTATAGCAGATCGGAATCTTTCGATCCTGCGCCCACCGCGAAATTCGCAGCGGCAACTCTTCATCTCGATCTTCAATAAATTCGATCATATCTTCAAGAAGATGGGCTTCCAGTGCGTAGCCGACGGAACCAATCAAGCAGTCCGCCAGGAGCCACGCATGGCCACGTTCTTCCGCCGACACGACAGCCTGACGTATTTGACGCTGCGCCTCTCCAGATGGATTTCCGGTCCCTAAATACAGGCCGACCACTGGGGCGGGGGCGTACTCCAGGGCTTCGCTCAGGTGCCTGCGAAATTCGGGCAGCGGCACCGCATCGTCTTCCAGGCACACAACCCAGTCAACATTCAGCTCAAGGAAAGACTTGAGCGCGTCAAGATGGTTGAGGGCACATCCAAGTAGGTGATCCATCCGGCCCCTGGAATGCCAGGAAACTACTCCGTCAACTTTTTCGGCCAATCGTTCGGCCATGGAACGCCTATCGGGATGCCCGATTATTTTTATTGGTATTTCTTTTATCATCGCCATTCCTGCATTTAGTCCACCAATTCGCCGGCTCTCCGTCGAGCGTAATTCGGAAAGGATAATACGAAGCTGGGCAGCAATTTCCAGATCGATCGAAATGACCAAATATGTGATTCTGCCGAGTTGACCGAACAGGTAGCCAACACGCGGGGCAGCGATTTTTCATTCTCCGTCTCTCCAGCTAGGATCAACAACTGGAACTGTTTCCCACCATCGCGGAAAAGTTTTTTCCTCATCTTCGGCAGAAACATTCGAAATTTTTTTCAACAATTTCTTAAATTTCGCGTGATCTAAATCGTAAAGATCTTTCAGCAACTTCGCGGCAAGGTTATCCGCATCTCTTAAAATCCCTAAAAGGATATGTTCCGGACCAACATTTTCATGGCTCAACATAGAAGCTTCTCGGAGCGCCAACTCGAGAACTCTTTCGGACTTAAAATTTTTCTTTTTCACCAACGTATTACCTCGGCCCGGTTAGTGATTACCGATACCTTCCCGTCGTAATGCGAACCTAAAGCGCAGACAGTTGCGACTGCAGTGGGAGTAACAACCTCGTCGCCCACTTTCAGTTCGCCCTCACCATCCCATGCGTAGGTGAAAGAAGCTCCAGTAGGGGAGAACTTAACCTGTATAAGTTGTCGGCCACCAGAATCCCTCGTCGGGGCCGACGTAACGACCTTCGACTCTACCGGTGCTGCACTTTCGCCAAGGCGCGCACGATACTCATCAATAGCTGTTGCGCAACGGTCCCTCAACTCCTTGATTTTCCTCCAATACTCAAGGATGTCGATTACTGCGCGCAACTCAATCTCGCTGAGATTCGTCAGGCTATCCACATCGCGGCGGATCAGATATCCGACTAAAGTCAAACGATCCGCGCGATCTGATACATCGGCATCTTTGAGGAGGGCAAACAATCGCCGAACACTATCGGCCATGAAGAACTCCTATCTCGGTGAACCCGCGGATTGCGCAGTAGAAAAAACTCACGGCGGCGAGGCCGATAAGCGCTCTTGCGCACAGAGCGGCCGCTGCACTGATATGAACATCAGTCCTTTTACACAGAAACAGCCCATACAGCACTCCGGCAATCACAAGCCACAGCATAATTTACCTTGCTCTATTAAGATTCTAAGCATTCTAGGCACAGACCCTCTGTGAGCTGGTCTTTTGTGAAGTTACCTCCACAGAAATCGCACACTAAGTACCTGGACCTGCTTCGGGGCTTACCGGTCATTCGGTCAATTGCGTATTTGACGGCCGGCTGAGTCATGCCGACAGTCTTTCCGATCTGCCTTTGAGACCATCCCTTGTTGTGTAGCTTTAGAATGATCTCGTCCCGCTGCTGATCGGTGATCTTCGTTTCGGAGTACCGGGCTTCCCTGCCGATATGCTGACCAGGCATCATTCGGCCTTAAAAGTGTTCTTCACGGGACCGATCCTAGCAGCGCGCTGGCATCATCCGGTGACTGACATCAGCGCGCCGCAAAAAATTATTACTCATAAAGCGGCTCAGCGCAATACCAGCGCACTGGCCTAACCTACTCCACGGGCGCGCTGGATACGCTGCCGCGATGTCACCTTGACGTGACATTTGTGGCACAAAGTCTCTAAATTAGATAGGTGGTGGCCGCAATCCGCGCCATAGCCAGCACCCCGGCGCGGATCAATGTGGTTGACTTCCAGACGGTTATCGTTTCCTTTGCCCAGAAAAAAGGCCCTGCTCCAGTACGCGAGCTGCCCATTGCGCAAGCACATCTCGTAATACTCGCCCTCGATCCAGCCACACTTCACACACTGAGCGCCATCTCGATCAACAGCAGCGGCCCTGGCTTCCGTCCAGTAGTGATTACGCTCATACATGGTTGCACATTCCCGGCCACACCAGGAACGCTGCTTTTTGCTGAGCGGAATACCACACGCCCTGCATACACCGGAAACAGAATCAAATGGCAGAAGAAAACAGCCAGGCATCAAAGCAACACGTAATTCCCCCATGAAACAATGGTCGCATCGGTACCCGGCGTGTCGCTGTATTCAGTTAAATAAGTCGGATATTCCAGCCGAGTTCGAGACCCGCACTGCTGGGGAGAAGACTCCCAACAAAACCGCGCACCCCTGATCCAGCGCTGCTGCGGTACCGGATCTGGTACCGCCTTTTGCGACGGCAACGGAAGCGAAAGCGTGGCGGCGACGCATGTTATTAGCGCCGCCGCCCGCATTCGCCTCATGACATCAGGGAGCCGGAGCGGGGGCCGGAGGAGCCGGCGGCTCGAGTCCCTGCAGATCGCTAAGCGCCTTGTTCAGGCCGGACAAGTCGGCCAGTGGCAGCGACTGCTGCAAGCTGGCGATCTCGGCCGCGAGGCTGGTCTTCACTTCTTCCAGGCTGGCAGCAAGAGCGTCCAACGTGGTCTGGTCCACCTCTACGAGTGACATGATCTGATTGATTCCCTTCTGTATGTTTTCAATCCCAGCAATTATTTGCGTGGCCCAATGCGGTGGCGTCTTACTGCATCCGCACCGCATATTTTTCCTTTTCCGTCGATCAGGTTCACTACAAATTCTACCGACGCCGCCCCTTTAAGCTTGACTCAAAACACCACGCAAGATAATTTTTGATCATGAATAATTGGGTTGACGAGTTAGACCCGGAAGTAATCTCAGTGTCCGAGGGGTTTGAGTACCTAAAATCGGTCACCGAAGAACGTGCTTACGACAATATCAACTTCAGCCCCCCGGAAGCCGTCCGCGCAGAGGCTAAGCGCGGCCTTGAGTGGCGTAGAAAGTTCAACCGCGGCGGAACGCCAGTCGGCGTAGCACGCGCCCGCGACCTATCCAATGGAAAAACAATCAGCCCTTCAACGGCACGCAGAATGCACAGCTACTTTTCCCGCCACGAAGTCGACAAGCAGGGCCAAGGCTTCAGCTCGGGCGAGGGATACCCCAGCGCCGGCAGAATCGCCTGGGCACTCTGGGGCGGCGACCCGGGACAGTCATGGTGCGCGAAACTTACACGTCAAATGGACGCGGCCGACAAAAAGTAGTGGCGGGGGCAGGATTCGAACCTGCGGCTCTGAATTTTGTCCAGCGAGCTTCCACTGCTCCACCCCGCAAGTATTCTAATCTAACCGCAAAAGGAGTAACAATGAGCGCCGAAAACGATGGTTTCGAGATCTACGAAGAAGCCGTTTACGTTCTACACAGCGAGTGGGACGCCCAGGACGTTGCATCATTCAGCAGACGCGAGGACGCTGAACAGTACAGAGAGATCTTGATCAAAAAGCGTGAGGAACAGCTCGCAAAAGAAATCGCTCACCTGTGAACTGGCGCGAAGCGCTAGGTCCAGAGCTTTCCGCAGAAGTCCTCTGGTCGGCATCGGACAATCCGCTGCCTGACGGCGATATCGCGAGACTTTTCAACGCAGCAGAAAATATCCACAAGACAGCGCACTTCATTGAATTCTATGAGCGAACCTTTCGCTCATACCGCGACCGACCGATACGAATGCTTGAAATTGGGGTAGCTTGCGGCGGCTCCCTCGAACTTTGGCGGCAATACTTCTGTCCCGAAGCGACAGTAGTCGGAGTGGACGGCAACCCTCAATGCGCCCAGTTCGATGACCCGTCCCGCAACAAATACGTGCGAATCGGACAACAACAAGACATTAACTTCCTAAAACAGCTAGTCGAGGAACTCGGACCGTTCGACATCATCCTCGACGACGGCTCCCACCTTCCCTCCTACACGCTTAAGACGTTCCGCCACATGTTTCTCCACGGAATGAACAAAAGCGGCATCTACCTAGTAGAAGACCTCGAATGGTGCTACATGCCGTGCGGCCGCGAACCATTCAAAAACGAGATCGACTGCAACGACGGATCACCTACATTCACTAACTTCATAAAAATCCTGATTGACGTTATGCACGAACACTACGAGCGCGCCCAACCGGAAAACACCGACGCCTTCCAAGCCGAACATCCTGATCGCATGAGCGCCGTAACGGTGCCCCTCATCACAACGCTGATAGACCAAATCGACCTATCCGACGGAATAGTGGCCATCCACAAAAAGCCGCGCGACCTGCCCCGCTTACTCTTCAAAACCGGAGAAGAATTTCTAAAACAGTGGTTAGCCGCCGACTAGATGACGACCGCCGAATTTTTTCAAGGCATGTGCCCGCAGTGCGGAAAAATCGGTGACCTGTTTCCTATCGACTTCGGACCCCACCGCAATCAGTTGACCTGCCACTCCTGCTGGCAGCCCATATACTCGAATACCGGAAGAACTTTAACATCACTTCAAATACCAGAAGACCAAACGGAGGAAAAATGAGAGACTGGGAATGCCCAATCTGCGGCGCACATAACGAATACCCCGGCGGAATTTGCCTCGATTGCGCCGAAAACGACTAACTCATTTCGCGCCTGAATCAGCAATACCCTGAAGATGCTCCCAGCACCGCACAGAGCATTTAGTCGGCCATACCCCATGCTGCCCAGGGCCGCAAACCAGGACACCATCCTCGTATTTCGGCGCATCATCAGTTTTTACGCAAGGCGTATCACCGGAAAAAAAGTTCCGCACCGGATCACTCACGACCATCATCCACCAAATACTCACAACATCCGCAGTGACACTCGTCGTGGTCATATGTGGCATAAGGATGCGTCAAAGCGACATTAGAAAACCTCTGACCAGCCAAAATGTAATCCGACTTCGGATTAGGATTAACCAAAGGAACCGACATCAGCACCCCGCGGTGAGAATCCTTCGAATGCCCACAAACGCAGCGCTCGGGACGGCAAAAAAGTCTCATTCGAATTCGGGCTGTTCAAAATCGACCGACCAATACCAGAAATCCTCATGCGCCGGCCAAAGAAAATCCATCAACGAGAACACCTTTTAAATTTATCACGCGGCAATACAGGTACACACACATGCACAACGTTGCGCAGCGCACATTTCCAACTTCCTAAGCTTTAAAAAAACCCTTTAAGCACCAAGTCGGTGTAGCTCCACTAGTTATTACCCACTTATGCATAAAATTAGATGCCCAGCCCCCTCGGCTCCATAGCGCCACAGCATAGGGAATAGTCGGTTAAACAAAAAGCCCCGACTGGGGGCTGCGGCCAAAATATACTATTTGGGTTTATCCAAGATTCCCGGACCGGAACGGTCCTCCGAAGGCTTCCCCTCAGGTCGACGACTAGACCAAAAACTTGCATCCGGCCACAGAACATCAAGGATTGAACTTATTTTAAAACCGGACAAAAATCTCATACCAACCTCCACTAATACGCCAACGAGATTTTCTTCATCAAAAAATTCCGAATAAAATCTTCCGCAGCGCGCTTCGAATCACCCTTGTCGAAGAAATTACCAGAAGCTAAAATCTTCTGCTTGCTGACAGGCAGCGATTCCGCACTCGACTGTCTAACCTCCCAAAACCAGTTATGCGGCATCCAATAAACAGAGGCAGTCAAACCGCCGATCTGAAGAAACTCATCCTCCCCGCACTCCGAATAAAGCAACCACTCGCCCGACAAAATAATGTCCACTAACCGACCGATTCCCAGACTATCGCCCTCCGCCCCGAAGGCAAAGTCACAGTCTTCCCGCTATCACGCACCAAACCCTTTTCCACCAACTCCGCGCGCCGCGTCCGCAAACCCGAAGGAGACTGCTGCGGAGAACCGCTGTACAGCTTCACTAAACTCGAGTCATCCATGCCACCATGCCGCCTCAAAAAAGACAACACCGCTTCCTGCGACTGCCTAATCTTATCGGACTCTAAACTCTGCGCCGCCGCGTGAGAAGTCCAGGGATCAGAAGCGCGCGCCCTAGCGCCATCACCGAAATCGAAACTACCCTGACTCATTTTTTCAGATCCAATCTGCGTCATTGACAGCCCACTGCACGATGTGTTTGTTCCCAATCATCTCTGGATTGTTTGCTGGTAAAAAGTTTAGTTTCTGAGCAACGCCCACATAAGAAGGCGTAGCATCCACTGTCTGGCTCTACCCATAGTGGATTAATCGGGGATTCGATCACGGATTTCAACGTGACAGTTATCCTGTCGCCGCGATCAACAACTTCTTTGACGACACAAACCGTCGGAGTTCCCCCAATATCTACGCTCCAAATATCCCCTGGAACGGTAGTCTTCCAGCCACGAATACGGTCCATCACGTCCCGGTGCCGGCCAGGACGATCGACTCATCGACAGGCGGAAGAGGACGACCCGGGCATAAAAGGTTGTACAAAGCTTCCCGCGTCCCACACTCCGAACAGATGTCAGTTTCGTTGTCGAAACGAGACAAAGCCGGAAAAGTAGTGATCTCATCGCCGCAGCGCGGACAAATGTCTCCAGTGCTAGACGCCATGCCAAATCCTCCATCAGCTTAGCGGAAACAACAGCCGACTGGCCATTGTTTACATCGTACCCACTCCGCCGACACCCCGCAACCCGGCATCAAGTACGACCAATATGTCATCATGAAGCCGTGATGTCATGCGTGAAGTGCCGAGCGGTCTGCCCACCCTGGCTGGGCGCTCCGCATCGCTGCCTCGAGGCCGGCGACTACGTCGTCGCACCCAATTCGTGGTTCGTCATCGATGAGGACGGGCTAGATTTTTATTGCCCCGACATACAAGAACAGTGAAGCGCCGTTCGGGAAAACACCTTGTTCGGCGATTCGCAGAACACCCCATTTACCCGAACAAGTGGCGTAAATAGTCCCATCCGCGACCCATTGTGACTCCAGTCAGACATTCCGTCACAGATGTTACAAGCCGCTTGGCAGAAACAGGCCACATCAACAATTTGCCGAACAACAGGCTAAACCCGAAAAATCTGGCATAAAACCCAGGTCGCAAAAACAATACGAGTTTGCTACCGCGCCAAAAACCTAAACGGTACGCGGCCCACAAAAAATGCAAAGCGATAACCCCGGACGGGGAAAACCCGCACCGGGGAGTGTGGG